GCTTGAATTTTTAGAATGGGGTAAATAAAACCTTGATTTGAAAAATCACTTATGATAGTGTGATTAAAGATTTTATAAAACATTAATCGAAAGGAAAATAAAAATGGCATCAAAAACACCGAAAATGACAAAAGCCCTTGAAAAGATTTTAAAAGATGTTTGCGAACAAACATCGAAACAATTATGTGCATATGTTGATAATCGCGCTCAACCATTGGTTGAACTTGGATATATCACAATCATGGAAGATGACACTGATGATTGTGGCGACATGGCTGCTTATGCAAACGATTCCGGAATGGAATATTGCGGATATACACAAACTATTGACAACGAAAGTGATGGTGAACAAGTGACTGAAGAAACAAACGAAAAAATTGAATTTAAAATTGAATATGGTATTCCAATGCCGAAAAAAAAGGCGGGCGGTGGAAGTCGTCCTACAAAATATCCTTTGGCTGATATGGAAGTAAATGGGTCAATTCATTTGCCCCTTTGTGAAAAATACCCGAATCCAGCCCGCACACTGGCCAGCACAGCCAGCCGGTTCAACAAACTTCATGAGGGTGAACGTCGTTATGAAGTGCGCCCGGTTGACCATACAGACCCCGAGGGCGAGGGTGCCCGAGTATGGCGCATTAAATAATTCTTCTTCAACAAATCCACAACATATTGACGTTAAATTTTGAATCATGTACTATTGATTCAGAAAGGTGGTCCTACATGACAAAAAACGAAATATTATTGATTCAGGATTCTTTGGCGGGAAAAGGCTTTGACGTTGGTCCAGTGGACGGAATTAATGGTAAACGTACAAGGGCGGCGTTCAACGATTTTAAACATTCGATTGGTGTTACCGCACTGGCCAAACTTGACAGTAAATACGTCAAAACCCAACTGTTAAAAAACCCTGAAAAATCTGGAACGGGTGTCCCTCTTTGGCTTCGGCTGGCCATGACTTACGATGGCCTTCGGGAGTGGCCCGGGCAACGCCACAATCCAAAGATTATTGAATGGTTTGCAAAAGTTGGTCACGCCTGGGTAAAAGACGATGAAAGGGCATGGTGTGCGGCATTCGTCGGCGGTGTTTTGGCTGAATGTGGTATTGAAGGAACCCATAAACTTCAAGCCCGGTCATTTCTGAAATGGGGGTTTGCACTTCAAAAACCTTGTGTGGGCTGTATTGTTGTATTCTGGCGCGGGAAAAAGACTGGTTTCAAAGGCCATATTGGGTTTGTGGTTGGTCAGGATACCGAAGGTAATCTAATGGTTATGGGCGGAAATCAGGGAAATCAGGCAAATATTCGGAAATTTAAACGTGACCGGGTGCTTGGGTATCGCTGGCCACTTGATAAAGACGGTGGAATGTATTTTCGAACTTTGAATGAAATAAACAAATTGGAAAGATTACCAATTTATGACGGTAAAAATATAAAACTTTCAACAAATGAGGCATGAAATGTTATCCGATGATTTCATAATAAGTTTCATAGTTGGATATTATAAAATTGGTTTTTACCTTGTTCCTGTTGTTTCGTTGCTTTTAATTGTTCAGATTTTTATAAAAATCAGAAAGAAGAAATGAAATGGAAGATTATTACCTTGAAATAATTATATCTACATTACCAGTTGTGATTGCAAATTTAATTACAATGATGACTCCGTCAAAAGCTGATAACAAAATTCTGAATGTGATTTTAACCATTTTAAATCTTGTTTCTTTGAATATCGGTAAAAACAAAAACGCTGATACGGTTGAAAAACCTAAAATTGAAATTCCGGTTCGCACTGAATTGATTAAATATTGGCGTGAAGGTGAATGGAAAAAAGAATCACATAAATCCGACGACGTGTGATATGGAAATTTTACATTTTTTCATTACAACCGGCATTGCGTTTTTGGGTGTTGTGGGTGCGGCTATTGTGCGTGACCGTTATGTGATTAAACTGATTAATGACGGTGACGAAAAAACCAGAGAATGTGCGAGACACGGTGACGAAAAATTACATGAGAAGGTTAATGCAATGGCTTTTTCTTTCAATGATTCATTGAATAAATTTCGTGATTCTGTTCATGATCATTATGTTGGAAAAGAACATTTCGAATCGAGTGTTGAAAATTTGAATAGGTCAATCGAACAGATGAATAAAAGCATAATAGCACTTACACAACGGATTGACGATTTATTAAAACGGGATTTGTAAAATGGTTGCTTTGAAACAGGCTATAGTCGGATATGAAATCGCGGACTCGAAGAAAAAACGCCAGTTCGCTGAATTTCTTTCTAAACTATCAGACCCGTACAAAGCGGCACATAAAATATTTCCCGAAGATACAAAACTTGCAATTCAGGCAGCCAAAGAGTGGCCAAACGATAGAATAGTAATTGATTTTCTTAATGAAAAATCCCTTTCCAAAGATGACGTCGACGGATTGCCCACAAAAGCCGATTTAGCCCGGTGTGTTTGGGACCGCATGAACGAGCCTATGACCGAAGATGAAGACTTTTGCAGAATGGCCAAGCTTTATGCTGAAATTCGTGGTTTTGTCGAAAAGCCAAAAGATGGTGCACAAGTCAATGTTCAGAATGTTTCGAATGTGATGGTCGTTCGGGAAAATGGCGATTTTGACGAATGGTCAGCAGGATTGGCACAACAACAGGACCGCTTAATCAGCGGTAATTAATCAGTGAGTACCCGGACAAAATTAGATATTGTCTGGAAGGCAATTTGCGGCAGTTCGCAGGAATTCGCCGTCGACACCCGATGCCACCACACTCTTTATCACGGCACCCGTGGCCCGGGAAAAACCATTACACAATTGATGAGATTCAGGCGATTTGTGGGCATTGGTTACGGTTCGTTTTGGCGCGGGATTATTTTAGATCAGGAACACAAAAATCTTGATGATTTGGTAGCACAATCTCTTCGATTCTTTCCCCAATTTAATGATGGGGCCAAGTTCCTTTCAAGTGCCAGTGGCTATAAATGGGTGTGGCCCACTGGTGAACAACTGTTGTTCCGACACATTAAAACAGTTCAGGAATACAATAAATTTCACGGTCATGAATATCCATTCATTGGATGGAATGAGTTAACGAAATATCCGACTTCTGAGGTTTACGATGCAATGTGTTCAACAAATCGTTCAAGTTTTGTTTCCGAATTGCACACACCGAAGGATAAAGACGGAAATTATTTGACTCCCGATGGTAAACCGCTGCCACCTATACCGTTACAGGTTTTTAGTACAACAAATCCAAGCGGACCCGGTCACAATTGGGTCAAAAGACGTTTCATTAATTGTGCGAAAAATGGAGAAGTTGTTAAACGAAAATCAGTTGTATATCACCCTGCTAAAAAAGAAAATGTAGAGATTGAAATAACACAGGTTGCAATTTTTGGAAGCTACAAAGAAAATATATATCTAGATCCAAAGTATATAGCTGATTTAAATAGGGCCTGTGAAACAAATCCAAATCTTGCCAAGGCATGGCTTGAAGGAAGTTGGGAATTCACAGCGGGCGGTGCAATTGATGATTTGTGGCGAAAAGATATTCATGTTGTCCCGCGTTTTAAAATCCCCAAAGAATGGTATATTGACCGCTCTTTTGACTGGGGAAGCACACACCCGTTTTCAGTTGGCTGGTGGGCTGAATCTAACGGCGAAGAAGTTATACTTCCAAATGGAACAAAAAAATATTTTACCCCGGGTTCGTTAATACGAATAAACGAATGGTATGGTGCCGAAGACATAGGTACAAACATCGGTTTAAAAATGAGTGCTCGTGATATAGCCAATGGAATAATTGAACGTGAAATAGCTATGATGGAAGGTGACTGGATTGATACACAACCATACCCCGGGCCAGCCGATAATCAGATTGGAAATATTGTAGAAATAGGTGATGATTCGATTAAAGCAAAAATGGAAGATTTGGGCGTCAGATGGACAGAATCAGATAAATCGCCTGGAAGTAGAATAAACGGATTACAATTATTGAGAGAACGGTTACAATCATCCATAGATGGGGAAGGCCCCGGGATTTATTTTATGCAGAATTGTATGGCGGCAATCGAAACATTGCCATCATTGCCCAGAGATGATAAAAAGATAGATGACGTGGACACAAATTCAGAAGACCATGTTTATGATGAAGTGCGTTATCGTGTTTTGAAAGATAACAAACGAGCGGCAAGAAAAATTAAATTTAAGTTTGCAACATGAGGTTTAATCATGAGTAGTGTTAAATGGAAAAGGCCTGAACTTATTGCAGTTGAACCAATTTACAGAATGATAAATGACTGTATTGACGGTGAATTGGCTGTAAAAAACAAAGGGGCGGTTTATCTGCCTATGCCGTGTTCTGATGATGTGAGCCCCGAAAACAAATTGAGATATGAAGCCTATAAAAACAGGGCTGTTTTTTACAATGTGACCGAACGCACTTTGAACGGATTAGTAGGAGAAATCTTTTCCCGGGAACCGGTAACCGAAGTTCCAACGGAAATGGGCGCTGTTATTGAAGATGTGAACGGGGAAAACATTAATCTGATTCAATCATCAAAAAGAGCTTGTGAGATTGTTCTTTCAACCGGGCGTTGCGGATTATTTGTTGATTACCCTGTTGTAGAAGATGGGGCAAGCGTCTACGATATTAAAGAAGGCCGAATTAGACCAACTTTGACAATATACGAACCACTAAAGATTATCAATTGGCGCACAAGATTAAAAGGCGCTGAAAATCTGATTTCACTTGTGGTATTGGAAGAATTGGAAGAAATCTACGAAGATGATTTCGAAAGAAAAACAAATATTCAATATCGTGTTTTAAGATTGGGACCATCACGGGATAATCCGTACTTTGACAGTGAAACAGATAAAGATATTTATACTGTTGAAATTTACAGAATGGATGGGTCTAAATTTCTTGTCGCTGAATCCTATCAACCGCTTGATTTTTCAGGGGCGAAAATGACTGAAATTCCCTTTGTTTTTATTGGTTCGGAAAACAATGACACAAAGATTGACAGTGCTCCTTTGTATTCATTAGCGGCTTTGAATATCCACCATTACATGAACAGCGCTGATTATGAAGAATCATGTTATATCACAGGACAACCCACACCATGGGCCACTGGATTGACACAGGAATGGATTGATAAAGTGTTGAATGGTCGCATTGCCCTTGGCAGTCGCGGCGGGATACCCCTTCCACCTGAGTCATCTGTGGGCATATTGCAAGCTGAACCGAACAGTATGCCATTCGAAGCCATGACACATAAAGAGCGTCAAATGGCGGCTTTGGGTGCCAGAATTGTTGAACAATCTGTTGTTCAAAGGACAGCGACCGAAGCTTCTCTTGAATCGAATGTTGAAAATTCAATTCTGTCGACAGTGGCCAAAAATGTAAGCGATGCTTACACATCAGCTTTGAATATGGCGTCAAATTTTATAGGGAAACTTCAGGAATCGAAATATGAATTGAATTCTGATTTTGATTTGGCGAATATGACTGAATCAGAACGACGACAGATTATTTCAGATTGGCAAGCCGGTGCAATATCACGCACTGAAATGAGAATGAATTATAAATATTCCGGAATGAAACTTTTAGAAGATGAAATTGCATTACAGGAAATAGAAAGTGAAAAAGACGCTGAAATGGACAGACAACTAAAGATTAGCGGTGCTAATCAGAAAATGAAAGGTGAATAAATGAAAAGAAAGATTAAAAAAGAAGAATTTGACGCCCTGCCTGACGCATTGAAAGAACATTATCTTGAAAAAGACGGTGAATATGTTCTTGATGTTGAAGGTGACGAAGATACAGGGGCTTTGAAAAGAGCTAAAATTAGAGAACAAGAGCGACGAAAAGAGCTTGAAAAAGAAGCTCAAGAATTGCGCGAAAAGTTGGAAAAAATCGAAACGGATGATGCGTACCGTAGGGGCGATATTGAAAAACTTCAAAAAGGCTGGGACGCTGAAAAGGCCAAGCTCGAACAACAGTTTAAAGCTG